GGTGACAGTGTTTTACAATTCCCCGCAGGTGTTAACGATATTCTAGAATCTAATTATAGAAATGATCAGAACGTGGACGCTCCCATGACAAAAATCAGTAGATCACAGTATCAGGCGTTTTCAAATAAAACAGACAAAGGAACACCAAATCAATATTTTGTTCAAAGGTTTATAGATAAAGTTACTATAACTTTATATTTAACACCAGGCAGTGAACAAGCTCAAACTGGATTTTGTATTAATTTTTATTATACACAAAGAATACAGGATGTGGGTTCTTATACTAATGCAACAGATGTGCCATTTAGATTCGTTCCTTGCATGAGTTCAGGTTTAGCTTACTACCTTGCTATTAAATATGCTCCACAAAGAGTACAAGAATTAAAATTATTATATGAGGATGAACTAGCTAGAGCCCTTGCAGAAGACGGGTCTCCAGTTAGCACATTTATAAGTCCAAAAGTTTACTATCCGGAGCTGGGATAATGGGAAGTTTTGCATCTGGTAAATATGCATACATGATTTCAGACCGATCAGGTTTACGGTTTCCGTATACTGAGATGGTGCAAGAGTGGAATGGTTCTTGGGTGCACATATCTGAATTTGAACCAAAACAACCACAACTACAACCAAGACCCACTAGCGCTGATCCGCAAGCTTTACAACATCCAAAACCAAATAGAACAGCTTTTCCTACACCTAATGTTTTGAGAAATGATCCGTTCGTAATGACAGCTGCATCTAAAGTTGTAACAGTTTTTACTGGTGAAGATGAGGTATTACAGGATAGTAATCCTTGGTCCACGGGCGATGCAATAAGATTTAGAGAGGTTAAAGAACCTGTTGGCGGAGTTGCAGTCAACACTCTTCAATTAGAGACAACATTAAACGGTAATATCTCAGCTACAGCTACAACTATAACCCTTGCTGATGCCGGGGCTTTTCCAACAAGCGGATTTATCGTTATTGAAGATGAAACAATAGAATATACCGGTAAATCTAGCAATGATCTGACCGGTTGCACTCGAGGCACATCCGCACCAGCGTATGGCAGAACATATTCAAATACAACAGCATCATCACATAATTCAGGTGCAAAAGTTTTTGGATCGTATATAATAACAAAAGTTTCTGAGACAGCTACAAATGATGCTAACTCAGCTCAAAGTTATAGTAATAAATTTACTTTTAGTTTAGTATCAAATGCATCAAGCACAGAAACAGGGGGAGGATTTTTTGTATTTGCAGGACCTGTAAATCAAAGAGCATAGACTATGGCAGGATTTAATTACGCAAATTTAGTAACGGATATTAGAAACTATACAGAGGTGGATGCTAATGTGTTAACAGCAGCTATCATTAATAGGTTTATTGAGGATGCTGAGTTTAAAATTTTTTATGATGTTCCAATCGACGCTTACAGATATGTGAGTGAGGGGAGTCTTGTGACAGATGACAACACAATAAATGCTCCTGGTAAAGGCACACAAGGTGCCACTGGGGCAGTATTTATTAGAGGAGTAGAGGTATTTAATTCTACATCAGCTACAACAGGTCAAGGAGTTTGGTTAGAGAAAAAAGATCAAACATATTTATCAGAGTATGTGGGAAGACTAACTGGAACTGAGGGAGATCTGACAAATCAAGACACGACTGGTTTACCTAAATATTACGCCATGTTTGGTGGAGCAACTGGCACAACCAGCACCACATCCGGCGGTATGTATATAGCGCCGACACCTGATCAAAACTATAAATTTAGAATATATTACACCATGATGCCTAAAAGTCTGGTCACAGAGACTAGCGGTACGTACATTAGTCAATATTTTCCAAGTGGATTATTATATGCATGTCTCGTAGAGGCATATGGATTTTTAAAAGGACCTGCAGATATGTTGACATTATATGAAAATAAATATAAACAAGAGGTACAGAAGTTTGCAGGAGTGCAAATTGGAAGACGTAGAAGAGATGACTATACTGATGGAACAATAAGAATCCCAGTGCAGTCACCTTCACCGTAAAAGGAGAACAACTATGGCAATAACATCGGCAATTTGTAACAGTTTTAAAGTAGAGATTTTAAAAGGGGTTCACAACTTCACAGCTTCTACTGGTAATACATTTAATTTAGCTCTTTACACAAGTTCTGCAACTTTAGGAGCAGGCACAACTGCGTACACAACATCTGAAGAAATAACAGGGACTGGGTATACTGCAAAAGGAGCTGCTTTAACGAGCGTAACTCCTACGTTAGATTCTACAACAGCATGTTGTGATTTTGATGATGTAAGTTTTACAAGTGCATCTTTTACAGCTAACGGATGTTTAATATTTAATGACAGTGCAACAGGTGATCCTGCGGTCTGTGCAGTAGCTTTCGGTGGAGACAAAACAGTTTCTTCTGGAACATTTACAATTCAGTTCCCAGCAAAAGCAGCAACAACAGCTATAGTAAGAATAGCATAAGGAGGTAAATCCTTATGTCTAATACCTGGGGAGCAAACTCTTGGGGACATAACCAATGGGGCGATCAAGGCTCTGTTGATATCTCAATTACAGCACCATCTAATCTATCTTCAGCAATAGGAGCTATTGAGGCTTTTAATGAAGAGGGCTGGGGCAGACAAGAGTGGGGCAACTCTGGTTGGGGTGTACAATTTGCAGTAGAGTTATCCGGTACTCAAGCAACTTCAAGCATTGGTTCTGTAACAACGGTAATTGGAGTTCCATTAACAGCACCTTCAAGACTAACATCTAGTTTAGGCACGCCTACTTTAGACCTAACATCAATTGCAACGTTAACAGCACCAAGTCAAATGACTTCGCAGGTTGGAGACTTTGATAATGCTGGAACATTGGTTGGTTGGGGTAGAAATGGTTGGGGTGAAGAACCTTATGGAGACTCGTTTAATAAATTAGTCCAACCAGCTGGAGTTAGTGCAACATCCTCTGTTGGATCTTTAACAACAGCTGTAGAGAATTTTGTACCGTTAACTGCACCAAGTGAAGTAACCGCTAGTTTAGGTTCATTAACTTTAAATTTAACTTCTGTCATAACTTTAACAGCGCCTTCAGGACTAACGTCTAGTGTAGGGGCTATTTCTCCTACTAATATGACAGTGGGATTAACAGGACAACAGGCAACCTCTGCAATCGGTGGAGTGGTTTTAGATCAAATCACAGTATCCCCTACAGGACAGTCTGCAACATCTGGTGTGGGGTCACTAATAGTTGGAGTAGGTGTTCCTTTAACAGGACAGGTTGCAACATCTGGAGTTGGTTCTTTAATACCAGCGATAGGTGTTCCTCTAACAGCACCATCAGCGGCGACATCAAATGTGGGGGCCATTACCCCTACACAAATGACTGTTGGATTATCAGGTCAAGAAGCAATATCTGCCATAGGATCTTTAGGAATAAGGGCTTATCAAAATGTTGTAATTGATGGAAATACGAGTTATAGTAGTGTGAGTAAAAATAATAACGCAAACTATTCCGATGTTGACAATACAGCGGAGACATCTTATACAGATGTTACAGCAGCGTAGAGGATAAATTATGGCATCAAGTTTTACAAATTTAGGAATTGAATTAATGGCTACTGGTGAAAACGCCGGTACATGGGGAAATAAAACAAATACAAATCTACAAATAGTCCAACAAATTTCTGGTGGTTATCAAGAACAGGCCTTAACTAACGGCGGAACTTTAGCTTTAAGTAAGACAGACGGTGGCACTGGAGCAACTCTTGCAAATAGAGTTTGGAAACTTACAGGCGCATTAACAGGATCATCTATTGTAACCGTCCCTGATAGTGTAGAAAATTTTTATATAGCTCACAATGGTTCTACAGGGGCTCAAACTGTTCAATTAAAAACTGCAACAGGAACTGGAACCACTTGGGCAACTACAGATAAAGGCCACAAAATAGTGTATTCAGATGGAACCAACATAGTCGATGTATTAGCTGATTCCTCAGAAATAGGTTTATCTAATCAAAACTCTTTAAAATTCAAAGATGCAGATGATTCACACTTTTTTGCACTAAAAGCACCAGCAACCATAAGTTCTAGTGTAACATTAACATTACCTGACGCAGATGCTACGTCTTCAGGACAGGCTTTAGTATCCAATGGATCTGGAACATTATCGTTTGCAGACGCAGGTATAACAACAGGAAAAGCTATTGCAATGGCGATCGTATTCGGTTAAAAGGAGTAAATTATGGCAAATCCAAATATAGTAAATGTAGCAACAATCAACGGTGAATCGGTAGGGTTCGCTTTAACAGCAACTACTACAACAACTTTAATGACTGTGGCGGCAAACAAAGTTATAAAAATAAATAGAATTACATGCGCAAACGTTGATGGCACGAATGCAGCGGACTTAACTTTATCGATAACAAAAACAAACTTTACTCCAGCGGGTGTAGACAATTTTGATACATCTGGAACTTTTCATTTAGCAAAAACAGTATCTGTCCCAGCTGATGCAACTTTAGTTGTATTAGATACTCCAATATACATGATGGAAGACGATATTTTAAAAGGTGGAGCAAACGCAGCATCTGACCTAGAACTTTTCATATCATATGAAGCTATAGACGACTAGGAGGTTTAAATTATGGCTGGCAATGGCGGAATAATTGGACCTACAAAAGTTATCAGTACATCACAGACAAAGACTACCACTTTTACAGCATCAGGTACTTTTTCAAAATTAAACTGTAGTTCTACTGCTAGAGTATTAGTAGTCGCTGGTGGTGGCGGC